CAGACTTGGTGAGCATTTCGCCTGCACTTTCGCTCTTGCCTTCGGTCGAGCCAGCATCAGAGATGCGGCGCTCAAGGTCTAGGCACTTGTCGGTCAGTTCAGCAGCTTTCGTGCTGAGCTTATCGAGTGCTGCTTTAGTTTCGCTATCCAACTTCTTGACCGATTCGATCTCGTTGTTGGCTTTTTCCATCTAGCCCTTAAGCTCGCGGCTGGTGTCTAAGAGTTTGGCCTGGGTTTCGGCCAGTGCTTTGATTTCGTCCATTGATATTCCTTTTACAGAGTCCGTGATTGGAGGAGGTTGAGCGCGATTAAACGCTGCAAATCGTCCGGCAATTGCGAATCAGACTCTCTCCGATTCAATACCTCTTTGGCTCGCGCTGCCGTGGCCGTTGCCAAAGACTTAGAAAACCCGCCTGCGTCCCGCAAGAAGTTTTCAAATTCTCTCAAAGTTTTGATGCTTTCCAAAGAGCTTTTAACGCTTGCAAGGTCTACCCGCGCAGCAGAATCAGCGGGGAAAGTAACAATGCTGACCTCTGCAAGCTCGGAAATGTTCTTGATGATACGAACATCCTCTCTAAACTCGATGTCATCAGGCTGGAGCATGTAGCCGATTGATAGGCCGTCAATAGTTCCGTGTTGCATAGCCGCCTTGACTGCTTGCGCCTCTGGTATGCCTGGAGTGAACTCGCCCTTGACGTATAGGCCGTGCTCATCTTCTTCCATCTTGATCCATTTGCCAATGGGCACGTCCCAAGACTTATGATTGACAAACATCTTAGGCATACGAGCTGCACCTGCCTTAATGCGATCAATGACTGACTTATAAGCGCCTTGCATGATCGTGTCGTTATAGCTGTCAACGCCGCCAAAAACAGACGCGTAGCCCTCAAACCCGCTATCGCCAGCGAACTTCAAGGACATCGAATCGAGGTTAATTGCCTTGCGTATCATTTTTTCATCTCCGATTTCCGCGAGTTTACGCTTCGCCCAGGACTGCCCAGGGTCACCGCCCCATAATGCCCACGCTATACGCCCGTTAGACGGATAACCATCCTCACCTTCGCGGAATCCTTCAGCCTCTTTATCAACTTCGTGTCTTGCAAAGAAGCTGACCATGCGCTTAAGCGTATCTTCGCTCAAATCGCGCTTATTAACAATGTCACGGGCTCTGGCGATGCCTACCTCAGTACCGCCTCTGCCGTATTCGCTGCGCCAATCAAGCCCTCGCTGAGCTTCTCGCGCCATTTCATTGGTTGGGATTGGATGTCGCCGCCGTCTTTTGGTGGCAGATTTTCAAGTTGTCGATACTCATTGCGCGTCATCAGGCCGTTATTGACTGCTGTCGATGCTGCTTCGAGTCGATCTCTGAACGATCCGCGCAAGATTGCGTCTAAAGAGAACTCGACTGTGTACTTCTCGCGCTGTCCTGGCGTTAAGACGCGCCTTTCGATGGCTTGCTCAAGCCCTTCGAGCATAGGTCTGAGCCTGAACTTGTAAAAGCCCTCGATCAGCTCGGTAATGCCTGTGCCCCAGGTGGTTGTCTTAGCCGTGTCGTTAATCATCACGCTTGAGACCCCAAACCAGCGAGCAATGTCCTCGACTGCAAACTTCCGAGTGTCTAGCAACTGCAAATCGGCAGGCGAAAGGCTTAGTGGCTCGAACTTTGCGCCAGCTTCGAGCACCAGTAAATCATCGTCTGAGCCTTCAACGAGGCCAGAGTAGTTCTTGCGAATCTTCTCGCGCTGCTCTTGGGTAAGCAGCTTGTCGATCATGAATACACCTGGCCTTCTACCGCTTTTGCGATAGCCCTGCTCAGTGTGATTTTGCGCTGAGATAGCAACACCGACCGAGCTTCGCATGTAGTCCAAGCGGCTCATGCCGTAAATGCCGTTGCCCTTGTCCTTCCAATGCAGGATTGATCGCTCGTCGTAAACGATGATCTTGCCCTCAAAACTGTACTTGTAAATGACTTTGCCGGTTGAATCGACCTCAACTTCGACCTGATCGCTGCTTAGCGGTAGCAATTCAATTGCTTCACCTGCTGCATTACGAACTACGCGAGCATAAGCGTTGCCACGCAAGATAAAGTTTAGCGTCATGAACTGCCAAAACTCCATCGGAGTGTTTCGGCGGTTAGGATTGTCGTGGAGTAGCTTCCAAAGCTCTGTGCCTCTGGCTAAGTTTTTGTGACCGTCCGCACCTGGCTCGCGTTCGTAGACAAATAAGGGTAAAGAAGCGATATTGTCGGAAAGCAGCTCAACGCAAGCCCAAACCGCTGAGACTTGCAGGGCTCCGTCGATCCCGTAATCCTTGTTGATGTCATATACTTTGGTGAAGGGCTCGCCGTATTGAATGCCCTCTTGCTGTCCGGTCGATCCTACGTTACCGAACCAGCGTCGCAAGCTCTGAAAAAGTGTCGCCATTTTTACGCCAGTGCAAGAGGTGTGTTCAAAAACCCTTCGAAATCGCCTTCTTCTTCGTCGTTTTGCTTCGAAACGATGCCAAAGGCCATACAAAGCGCAACCGCGCCGTCTATTCTGCCAGTAGCGCGAGCTTTATTCAATTTTCTGTTACCTGCCGCGTCCTTTTCGACCCTCGAATTAGCCATGCACATCGTCAAAACAGGGTTTGCAGCGTGTGAAACTTGTTCGTTAAGTAGAGCCGTTTCAAGCGCATCAATCGCTGGTGCCATGTCCCTAAAGCCTTGACCAAACGGGATTAACGGCAATTTTACGCCTATTTCGTTGAATTCCTTGATTAAAAGGTCAATTCGCCAGCGATCAAAGGCCACAGACTCGATAGAAACATCGCCGAGTATCTCTGCAATGTCCTTGGCAACCGTCTCGTAATCGATGCTTGCCCCTGGCGTTGTCTTAATAAAGCCCTCTTTAGCCCACACGTCATAAGGTGCGCGGTCAGATCTTGCGCGATCCGCTAAGCCTTTCTCCGGTGTCCAGAAAAAAGGCCAGACAAGCCATTTGTCTTTAGGCTTGCAAATCAGGACCATGCTCGTTAAGTCGTTCTTACCTGACAGGTCCAAGCCTGCATAAACCGGATTGTCGTAAAAGGCCGTGTGGTCGACCTCGCCGCCGTTGATCTCCCATATCTTTTTGGATATGAACGGGCTGACCATCTCCACGCGCTGATTTAGGATCAGGTTGCGGAAGGTAGGCTCAAAGCTCGGCATACGGCTTGCCCTGTCTGCCTGCTCCTCAACGTCTCGCAATGATCGAAACTTGCCAAGCGCAGGATTTGCAGACTTCCATGCTTCACGGTCTTGCAGCTCGCAAGATGCTGGCGCAGCGTACAGATGACAGACAATCCTCGAATCCTTGCTCTGTATAGCATCGTCTAACCATATCGAGAACAAATCGCCATCGTTTGCCGCTTGTGTAGATATAGCAAGCAGCAAAGCATTGTCATAAGCACCCTGACTTGTCACGATAGCGTCAATGAACTCAGAATGCGGACCTCTGACCTGTCCAACCTCATCAAGGATTGCAAGGATAGGGCTCTTGCCGTGTGCGGTCTTGCCTTCAGCGCTGACTGCCTGATATTCAACATTTCGAACCATGCCAATGAGCATCTTCTTGCTTGGCACAGTCTTAATGACCTTGGAAAGCTCGCTAGAGAGGCTAACCATCTTGCTTGCATAGTTATACACCTCTGCTGCTTGCTCCTTGCTCATAGCGCCGCTAATAATCCGGCTATTGAGCACTGCTTCAGGTCCGGCAATGTGAGCAAGCAAGATACAAGCAATCGTCGCAGTCTTAGAGTTTTTGCGAGCAATAGAAAGGTAACCGCGCCTGGTTCCCGATGAGTTGTCGTAAATGTCGAGAATGAATCGCTTTTGAAAGGGCTCTAGCTTGATAGGCTTACCAAGCAAATCCCCCTCGGGCACGATGCAATAGCGTTCAATGAAAGCGCAGACCCGCTCGCCGCGAGTCAGTTTCTTGCGCCTCATGTTGCTAGCAATTCGTCATCCGATAATTCAGACAATGCCTTCTCAGCCTGCCGCTGTATCTTGCGAGCCTTTACAAGATCCTCCTTGCGCTCACCAGCAGCAGTACCCCCAATGCGAAGTGCTCGCATGATCGCTAACTCACGCTTGCAAAGCATCTCGATAATGGCAAGCCTTGCATTGGCTCGGTTGTCTACGACTGAGCCCTCAGCATCGAGCATTTCACTTTCTCGCTCGATGTCTGCTTGGCAACGCGCTAACTGTGCAGCTGCAA